GTTACCTTTCCGGGCTTATACCACATATCATCAATAAAAAATCCTGCATTAGTTCCGGCTCCTCCATCATCCCAAATATTTTCATAAGGTCTTAACCAATACTTTTCTGGGTTATAAAACATCTCGGCAAAGTCATTTGATCCACCATCCATATCACCCCCTGTACCAAATATAAGAGGCATACCAATCATAACATTACCATCTCTAAATACTGGTGCTGTTACCATATATGCATTTATAAGATTTGGAAATTTCCCGGCCTCTTCAAATAACATTAAGTCAGCTGTTTTACCAATAGCTGCTGAGAAGTTATCTTTAAAAGTTAATGTGAAGATCTCACTATTATAACCATTCCAAACTTCTTGTCCATCTACTACTTCTTTAAATCTCGCTTTTACAAAATCTCGTCTATCTGGATTTCTACGTTTAGCCCATGCCGTATGTTTATTTAAAAAGTTTAACATTTCAAAAGCCATACTCATAGTTGCATTAGAATATTCATTTAAATATGCACCAATTATACTTGTTGAATCTCTGAAAAAATTATATTGATATACACATAATGCACCATTCTTATATGAGAATCCTTTTCGTCGGGCTTTAGCTACAATAATACCTTGACCATTCTCTCTTGCAATTTCACATTCCATAAAGTAATAATAATCCATATCTAGGAATGATGGAAATGTTAATACTTTTCTTTCTATTTTTCCCTGCTTTACAGTAGCTTTAATTTGTGTAAAATTTAAATAAAAGTAATGAGCTCCAGTAATCCTAACACCTCCTACTTCAAACCCTTCTAAACATCTACGAGTTTGTTCTTGCCAATACTCTCTATATGCATATGTTCCTGCAGGAGAATTTGTATAATATCCTGTCTTAATGAAGTTCTTAGCTTCACAAGAAAATTCTCGTGTATTAACAAACGCTGGTACTATTTGGAAATGATTCATATTATTTTAATCTATATATTGCAGAAAAAGAGTTAGCTGCTGGTGTTCTTACCATTAGTTTATATCCAGGAGCTAAAAAAATATCCTCCTCAGTAAAGCTTAAAGATGATCCATTTAAAATTAAAATACCCAAACTGATATGATATTTGGTTGTACTATCTCTATGTTCTAAATATATATCTAGCGCTAAAGGTGTTGGAAGCATATTAGTTAGCCTTAAAAATCTAATGTCTTTACCTTCAAAATCAATCTCATAAGCACCTGGTGGACCTACCTGATTAAAGAATCTATTAATTTTTGTAATTTCTCTTGCTTCCATTATTCTATTATTTCTTAATTAAAGTATACGGTAATCCAATACCTAAAATCATCTATATCCTGATTTGCTGGAGTTCCATATGCTGGATTATGAAATCCAAAAGAACACATAGTTCCCGCCGCTAAAGTATCTGAAATTGTTCCAGATACTCTTTTTATTCTGTTTGTTACTCCATGTGGTTGCATAGTATCATAACTTGTAAATGTATATGCTAGATCTGCATCTCCGTCTGAAGGACTTGCTTCAAATACTCCAAACTCTAAATCATGGTGTAAAGCTATCTGTTGCATTGCAATATACCCTTCATATCGTACTGGTTGTAAATTTCCATCTGCCATAAAATTCTGCAATCTTAGATGAGTAACAAAATCAATATTGGCTAGTTCTGCTGCACTAAAATCTTCACTGGCTCCTGATAAATAATCTCCATTATCAGTTCCAGTAGGATTTGTGGCAAGTTTATATCTTCTAGGAACTAACCATCTATTCTCATTAAAAGAATTTTCCATACCAGATATTGCAAACATCGCTCCTCCAGTTGCTGTTGTATATGTTGGTACATCCCAAGTATTATCTTTACTTAAAAATCTAGTTGTGACATCTGAAGTTCCATCAACAGCGCTTAAATCAGAAGTAACAGTTACAGCTCCTGTAGTAGGTGTATTTGGTGTCATATCAATATACGTACCATCAGTCGTTGTAATTGAATCAACTCCCTGAGATCCTATACTTGCATTTGTTCCTACCTTACCATCAGGATCTACAACAAGTGCAGTTGTAGAAGTTGATGGGTCTACCTTTTTAAAATATACATACCACCTAAAAGTAGCTATCCATTCAAATAAATGTTCTCCTATTCTTTTCATAATCTTGATCCGCAATCTGGAGATAATCCTCCGGTTCTTGTTTCATGTTTAGCTGTATGCATATATTTAGTTTTTCCAAACTCATCTTTATACGCTACAGTTAACTTTCTTCTATTTTTTCTATGAGTTACAAAGCTAACATGAATCCAATTAGGATTATTATCATCTCCAAATTCCCATATCATCTGATCAAAAATTAGATTATCTTTTATATAGTGATACATCTCAGCATTTGTTTTGTGCCCAAATGTATCATCTATATCCATAGCCTGACCTTTCATATGCTGTGAGGTTTTAGATCCCCCGATAGCAGTATTTAATTTTCTACCTCTAAAAAAACTATTAATCTTTATAGGTCCCCCTACCCATTCTCTTAAAGGTTCAAATACATTTTCTGCAATTTCCATCATACACTTTAATTGGTCTGGCCCAGGAGTATTATCTATTCCTCGTCGTAAAGCCGTTCTACTATAAATGCCTTCTTTAAAACTTACATGATTACTTATCCTTGTCATCTTAGCAGCATTTAGTTTCACACCAGTTGAGACATACTTTTTTACAGGTGATTTTACAGATTCCTTTACAGATTGCCTCTTTAATTTTTGTAAAAGTATCCTTAAGTTTTTTATGAGTTCCATCACAATTTCCATTAGGGTCGCTTGTTTGTCCACATTCACATTTTGCCATTATTATTATTTTTTTGCGAATTTCTCTAATCCTGCAATTCCAAAACATCCTAATACTAGGACAAGGAATGAGTCATAAACAAATTCATTAATTACTAAATCTTTTCCTATCCAACCTGTAAGTAGGTCAGCTAACATGATTAAAACCATAATACAAAAAGCAATAAAACCTACTATTGTTTTTTCGTTCCAATCATTATTATTTTTAAATATCTCTATAAATTTACTCATTATTTTCCTATTAAATATATTATCAACATAATAACAAGGTATATACCAAATATCCTCCAACCTATAGCTTCTTGCTCTTTATGTTTCTGATTCATTTTTTAACTTTACTAATTTAGCACACTTTTCATACTCTTCAGTTTCAATAAAATACTCAATCATCGCATCATAATCAGGTTTTTCCTTTTCTATATTAAAGGGTAAAGCTACCTCATCTGCAAGATCCATTAAGTTCTCAAATGTAAACTTACCAGTTAAGATAGCATATGCATTTCGCATAGCTTCATCTAATATTTCTTGATCATATTTCTCTCTCGGCATACTGTATTTTCTTTTTAATACTACTTATCATTTTTTCCAAGTATCTGGAGAACATTTCGGATGGCATCCATTCTAATGTTAAGATTGCTTTACCGTGGTAGAATAATACGTTACCATATACATCTATCGTATCTTCTCCTCCTACTCTTCGGGTTAATAATTTTTTATTTTCTTTTGTAGCTCTAAATCCGTAATGATCTACAAGTTGCTTCCTCGTAATTGCCATGTTATTTTTTTCTTATATATTCTAAAATTATATCTATTTTCTTTTTCATTTCTTCAATATTCTCTGCCGCCTTTTCATGATGGCGAGAGAATTGGTTTTTTACTTCATATAAACTAAATACTAAAAATCTATATAATGCGTATAATGCTCCTAATAATAATACTAGGGGTAATCCATATCCTTCAATTAATTGTAATATTTCACTCATTATTATTTATGTTTACAACCTTCTAGTCCGACTAATTCCTTCTCCAGCTCTACTATCCGATCTTCGTTTTCATTAATCATTTTAATTTTTTTCTCTAACCTTTTTTCTAATACGGCTATATCTTCTCCAAGTTGTGCAATTTGACTATATGCTATTCCCATAGTAAATATAATTCCTATTATCCAAATTATGTTTCCAATACTTAAAGTAAAATCTTTTCCCATTATTCAGGTATTTTTGGCCATCGTTCGTCAGGACAGGTTGAAGTTTTCCATCCCGCTTTTACTGATAATATACAACCGCATTTAGTACATGTACCAAGTGATCTAAAAGGGCACTTATTACATATTTCTAATCTAGTTGCCATTTGTTGTTTTGAAACTTTACTCATACCATCGGCTACATGATTTGCTACTGCTTCACCTAAACTTAAAGCCTTCTCTAATAAATTTGGAGACTTAGTAGTTTCTGGTGTAGGTGTAGCCACAGGTTCAGATTTAGGTTCATTAACTGGAAAACCAGTAGTAGGAATAGGTGCCATTTTAGCTGCTACCTTTCCTGCATACGAACCTTTCTGTCCTGTAGTATTAGTATTTGTCTTTTTATTTTTATTACATCCGCATCCCATAATTTACGTTTTTTTGTTTATACTTCTTTAAATGAACCGCTTCCACCAAAGGCACCAAGTCCTTCTCCAATTCCAGCTGCTGTTGCGTTTCCGCTAGTACCCCAAGTAACTTGAACTACTCCTCCATCTTCTGCTCCAAATGCCACTCCAAATGTAGTTGCTTTCAATAATGTAGCCTCACTACCAAAGTAAATAACACCAGCAGAAGTTATTTCTCCTACACCTATACCACCAGAACCTCCTTCGAATTCATATGTTTTACCCGCGCCATCAGTAAATGATACTGTTACATGAGCATAAAATAGAAATCCTTCAATAGATATTTCACATGGATAAGTTGTTGTTCCATCCATATCTGCTGTAAAACTCATTGCAGGTTTCATATCTAATACTTGAGCGTTTCCATCGCTGTTAGGTGTATTAGGGTTTATTCCGTGAGCAGCAAACCATTTCTCTGCTCTTTTTCTTCTTTTTGTTTTTGCCATTTTAATTTATTTTTTAACGTTCAAACATTCCAATCTCACCTCCACCTCGGACACGAGAATCTGTTTTTACTTCTTTTTTAATTCTTGTTTCTAACTTATCTAAACTATCTACAATGGTTCCTACTTTCTCTAAATTATATGCTACATCTTTAGCAGTATAAACAGGTTTACCATTATCATCCATTCTAAGAAAATCTATATTCTCAAAATATCCAGCTAATTTATCTGATGCCCCTTTAGCTGCTCTCATGAGTCTCATTGTATGAGTCTCTTGGAGTTCTTTATATGTCTTCATAGCTTCCAAAATTTCCGGAGTTTCCTTCCATTTTTCTTCATTTATAAAATCTTTAACTACAACATCCCTTTTTTTATTTGCAGGATATACTGCATAAGGACTATTATAATCACACATAAAATATACATATGATATATGTTTTGTAGCCTTTTCTTTTCCTTTTGTCTTATCCCCTTTCCATATTTTATGAAAACATGGTAAAGCTATTGAATCAGGGTTCAAGACTATATTTCCATTTTTTAAATCAAATAGTGACATATTTTAACTTTTAAAATTTATTCCTTGACCTCCACACTCTTCACAATTTTCTGCCCCTTCACACGGACAGTCATGATCTGGTTCCTCATCCGGTTCTGGCGGAGGCGGTGGTGGTGGTGGACAACAATTCGCATTATAAAGCGGATCATTAATTATACAATTTTGTTGTGGATCATTTAATACTATTCCTGATATATTATAACTTCCATAATTATTTCCTCCTCCTGTGAAATTAAAAATATTACAAGTATAATTACCTCCAGCT